TATGATGAACATTCTGCGGAATTACATTTGAAACAACTACGAGAAGAAGAAACCAAGTTTAAACAAGAGTATAAAACTGTGTCTAAACAAATGGAATATTTTGAAGATTATAACCTAGGAGATTTATGGTTAGATAAGGCTGAAGGCGTATATTTTGAAGACTACTTGGATGACCCTGAGCAGTACCCAAATGTCTTATCTCAGTTTACAATCCCTGAGCAAAAACGTTTGCTTGAATATGCACAGTTATATAAACGATGGGAACAACTCGGTGGATATCTGTATGATTACACAAGTTATTTTATCCGTCAGTATGCCATGAGCGATGACGGTCATATGACATATATCAACAGTAATTGGGGGTAACGTATGACATACGCAGAGATAACAAAAGATGTTTACGTTGGGCTTATTGTAAAAAGAGAATCTTGGAATAACATTAGAGTTCAATACATGGATTTATTCGATGGATTTGATAGTTTTGTAGATTTTGCCATGGTGTTATATGATGAAAACACTAGGGAATACATTGGTATTTATACACCAGAGCCACGAGACGAATTTGCAAACGATTGGGTGATTGTCGAATGAAATTAGAACACAAGATTGATAATCTATTGGGTAAGCATTATGATTTTATTACTATAGATGACCCCATAGACATGCATGCCATAGATATGTTACATGATTTACAACAAGGTATCTGTAGAAATATGACTCAAAGTGATATCACTAGAATATTAAACCTGATTGATGCATATGAACGCACACAAAAATGTCACATTGGTCTTAAAGAACCACAGTATTTACATGCTAATGGAGAGCCATATGTGCTCTCTGGTGAGCTACAGTTTAAACCGTTGAATATGCCACAAAGGGAAGAAGATTATTGAATACCACAGGAGGTTACATGGATAATTTTATTAATAATTGTTTAAATGCTGTATGGCTAACTTTAAGTGTCGAAGATAATCAAGTCGATGAAATTTATGAATCTTTAAAGATTGTTTGGTTTTCAAAAACATTACAAAACCACAAGGCATTAATTATGTCTACCCATGATGATTTGAATCATTTATATTGGGAGGTTACATATAATGGTAATCGTAATGAATATTATGTAGATAGATATCGTAAGGCTTCTAATGTAGTAATCTCAGGTGAAGATGTTGAAGACATGTAAAGATTATAATGATTTATTAATCAATGGATACGACATCGCATCTCTTGAGACCGAACCATTAGATATTACTTGTTTGAATGTCTTGTTGGAAGAGTACCCAAGGCAAGAAGACCAATACAAAAAGGCTGCACGCTTTTGTAAGTCTGTAAGTGACTCCATGGTTCTTGCTGATATTGCAACCATGTTGGCAAAACGATGGGAGCGTTCCATTGAAGAAGTCAAAAGTTATCTCAATGTGTCTGCAACTAATGGTGAAGAACTTTGGGAAAAAGTCCATGGTTTTTCCGATTCGTTTGAAGACTTAAAATCGTTCATTGGACAAGAAGGTGTTCCACTTGGGTTCCCCTCTTTGGACTTGGCTTTAGGTGGTGTCAAACGCCGTGAGATTGTATTACTTGGGGCATATACAAACCAAGGCAAATCATTCTTTGCAGCCAAAGTTGCAGCACACCGTTTAATGGACTCAAGTGATAATATTTTGGTTTTTTCAATGGAGATGCCAAGGGGTCAATTCTTGGCTGAAATCATCAAGGAAATCTTGGGTGTTAACGATGATAAATTACTTGAGATGTTACAAACGGAGCATGGTGTTGAATTATACTCAAGAGTGTCATCTGTCTTAGACAAGCGTATTCGTATTGTGGATGAACCAAATAAAGATATTGATGATTTATTCAAGATTACCGCTGTATGTCAAGCCAATGATTTTCCTGTAGATTTTGTCGTGTTTGACCACTTTCATTTAATCCCAGAGGTTGATGATATTCCTGTGATGACACGTAATGCCAATAAGATGAAAGAATACGTTAAGCAATTCAATTTGGTTTTATTTATGCTTTGTCAGTTCAATGAAGACTCTCAGTCCAACTTTAGCAAAGACAAAAATAAGAAACCATATGAAGCCGTCTTGCGTAATATCAAGGGTGCAAACGCACTCAAGGCAATCGCAGATATTGTTCTTTTATTATGGCGACCGTATAAAACTGATACACAACTTGACTTTGATGAACGTCAGAAAATCAAAAATATTTCCTGCGTTAAAATTGGGAAATCTCGTAGACCAATCAAGGGATATGCTGACATATTCCAATTAAAATATAACGAAGAAACATCACATCTTGAAGAAGTAAATTTCTTTAATTAATTTGCAAATTTATACTTGACATTTTATCACGAACATGGTATTATAATAGTGTACTAAGAGTTAGAACTCTCTTGGTTCATAGCCCTCCTTTCTTAACATAGCCAGCGGAGTCACATCCGTTGGCACACATGGGTCGTTGTTGGATACAATCAAGGCACTTGAGCTTGGGTTCGATTCCCAAGAGACCCAATAGCATAAGCGGTGCTACCTACCGTGTCACAAGTGAGCGTTGCATGTAACGAGAAATCATGTCAGAGACAACTGTAAATCGTCAGACAAGACGTAAAAATCATGTAAGAATATAGAAAAATCTATATTTACTGCCGTCATTGTGAAGACGTTAAAACTCGCTTGAGCCTGTCAGGCTACAACAGGTACGCTATAGCATCTACCGCCGATGAGTATAGACGTATACGAACATAAGACACGTAGATTGCAATCTTTGCGTGGTCGAAAGATACAACAGGGATTGTATGGCGGTAGAATATCGAGAGATGGTGTAACGATAGCACAGTCATAACGTCTTGACAGGTATAGGTTTAACTCCTGTTCGCTCGACCATATTCTTGGGTAGTTCAAATAGCATCTGGCTATCATAGTCTTGCCCCAAGAGCCACATATCCTCATGATGAAACTGGCAAACATCTTTGGCTTAGAACCAAAGTCTTGTAGGTTCGAGTCCTACTGGGGATACCACATAGAGATATGGTGTAATGGTAACACAGCAGAATTTGACTCTGCAATCCTAGGTTCAATCCCTAGTATCTCTTCCATTAAATCCACTATGGGTCGCAACCACGGTGGTCGGTATTAGGGGTTTGCCGATAAGGGAAGAACGGACGCATGCTGTTTTTCTAACCCACCTACATGGATAGTTGGCAGAGTCTGGTTTATTGCGACAGTCTTGAAAACTGTTGAGCGGAAACGCTCCGTGGGTTCAAATCCTACACTATCCTCCATATGAAGAATTAGCTTAAAGGTAAAGCACTATGAGGGGTGCATACTGGTTCGACTCCAGTAACGTAACGGTTTACAACACCATGAGTAGTAGATATTGGTTCAACTCCAGTATTCTTCTCCAGAGCCAGATACATATGGTACGCCATTGTATCACCGAATGGGTTACTCAAGGGTTTCTCATTCGGATGGCATTATATGATTCCCTCCTGATGGTTGCATCTTATGTTTGTAACCATTCGTGTCACCATAGTTTAATTGGTAGAACCCCTATATGGGCGGTACAGGTTCGAGTCCTGTTGGTGGCTGCATGTAAAATCCATTGCAGTATATCGGACGTCATATACTAATGTGGTTATCGAGCTGTGGCGATATGAATTATTATGAGTCAGAACGTAAGCTGACACCACAGCAACAACATGACGGTGTTTCTCACAGGTTCACCCATAAACAAAACCTGTGATTTATTATCAAAAGACCACTTGAGTATTTTCCCTCCTTTCATGCTCAGGTGGTCTTTTTTTTGTTGACAAACACAGATAAATACTGTATAATATACATAGAATGGAAACACAGGGGGTGAATATGTGAAAGAAAATTCATTCGTGTGTCCTGATGGTGAGACCATATTGGTTAAAGACTGTATGAGCCAATGTCGGATGCAACAGCGATGTCTAGCGAAACCATTATTGGTAAACGCCAGTCGCCTCAGAGACCTGAATCGGACACACTTTAGTGTCACAGAAGTATTATCTCCGACATTATATATGTATCTAAAGGCTAACAATCCTGAGACAATCAATCCGTTTTCATCCATCGCTGCAACTGTGGGCACATCACTTCATGGAATACTTGAGAATTGCTTACCACAGAATTATGCTGGTGAGTTTCGATTGAATTACCAAGGTCTCACAGGTCAGATGGATTGTATTGACTTAGAGCATCACGTCTTATATGATTACAAAGTAGTCGGTGCATACAAGTGTGCGACCATGATGGGTGGACGACCATTGTGGAAACCCCATGTAATTACACGTGGTAAACGCAAGGGTGAAACCGAGATGAGACAACAATGGGTATACGATGGATTACATCATTACGGTGACTATTGTAAACAACAGAATTTATACAGAATATTGTTGAATAAACATGGTATTCCCATTAATGATATGTATTTACAAGTGATAATCAAAGAACCAATTAATACGATTAAGACTTTTAATCTGTCACAACAATGTTATTTGATACAACTACCAAAGATGAACGACCAACGTCTTCTTGACTATGCCTTATACAAAAAGGATGCTTTGGTAAATGCCATCGCAAACGACAAATTGCCAAAAGAATGTTCTGCAAAAGAACGATGGGTATCTAAGACATATCCATTGGGTAGAAAGTGTCAAGATTACTGCTCTGTTTCATACTGTTGTCCATATTATCAGAAGAAATTACAGGAATTACAGGAGAAGAAAAAGCGATGATTAATATCAAAACACAAGAGTTTATGACGACTACACGTTATGTGGTAACGTCAATCAAAAAACAATCACGAACTGCGTTCGTAAATGAAATCAAAGTCGGTGATGAATTCTATATCTGTACCAAGTTGCATGGTGAACGCACTCAAGCAGGGTATCTTGCTCCACGAGTTAGATTATATTTCCCTGACAAAAACAAATACACAAAATATACTACGCAAGAACGCATGCAACAAATCTTTGGTTTTAACTTTGATGCAGAACCTGTTAAGTTATTAAGCGAAAGAGAAGACGTATGATTTTAGTCGGACGAGCAGGCGTTGGTAAAGATACTGTTGCTGATTTATTGGTTGGTAACTTGCCGAAATATGCTTTTGCAGATGCCATTAAAGAAACAGTCCAAGTTATTCAAACCAATGGCGTTGATGCTGGTATGGAATACTTGGCAGACTTGAGCGGTCATACAACAGATGAAATCATTGGAATTTTACCTGTGGTGCAGACGATTGAAAAAACCGTCTTAGACGGCAAACAACGTAAGCATTTACAATCGCTTGGCAATGGTTTACGAGCAATGTTTAAAGACTTTTGGATTATTGTCTTGCGTAATAAAATCATTCGTGATAACCCAGATGGATACATTGTGACTGACTGTCGTTATCTGAACGAGTTGCAGATGTTGCAAGAGCTGGATGTTGGTCTATCGTGTTACCGCAAGTCAATCTTCATCAGTGCGAACAAAAAAGAACGTATTAAACGTATGAAACAACGTGATGGTTCTTGTGATACCACTAGATTAAATGACGTGTCTGAAACATCGGTTGACGAACTCAATGGGTATTGTGATTACAAAATCAATAATTCTAAGGGATATGCTGATTTGATTGTCGCTGTAGATAAAATCAATGGAGATATCTTGCGTGAAAGACAGGAGTCAGACAATGGTTAAAGAACTACATATGATTTCCATTATTGATTATCGGACAAATGAATTAAAGGCAGAAGTCAGACGACAAA